ATATAGTCGTCGGCCACGACCGTGCCGTTGCTAAAGGCTTCGACAGCATTGGTGAGCAGTTGCAGGCAATCGCTCACGCCTCGCACCCCGAGAGCCGCTTTGAAAGTATTGACAAGCGCCTCTTCCATGTGCAGGAGCGTGGCGGAAATCCGGCTGGCGAGATCCGGCAATCGGGTGCCAGCGAGTCAGTGGCCAGCAAAGGAGGCTATCTCGTTCAGAAGGACTTCAATGATCAGATCCTCGAGAGGGTCTACAGCATTGGCGAGATCGCTTCGCGAGTAACGCGACAGGCCATCGGGCCCAACGCGAACGGACTCAAATTCAACATCATTGACGAGTCCAGCAGGGCCGCAGGATCACGGTGGGGCGGGGTGAGAGCCTATTGGGTGGCGGAAGCCGGAGCATTGACCTCGAGCGAGCCAACCTTTGCACAGGTCGAACTGACCCTCAAGAAGGTCGCCGCGCTTTTCTACTCCACGGAAGAACTCCTCATGGACCAGACCGCACTCGCGGGCTTGGTTGAAAGGGTTGTCCCGCAGGAGATCATGTTCAAGGTCGAGGAGGCCATCCTTGGTGGATCAGGGTCGGGCCAGCCACTCGGCATCAGCAACAGTGCAGCGGTAGTGACTCAGGCGAAGGAGTCTGGACAGACCGCGACCACGATTAACGCGAGCAACATCGAGAATATTTGGTCCAGGCTGTGGGGGCCAAGCAGGGCGAATGCAGTGTGGCTTGTCAATCAAGACGCAGAGCCTCAACTGACCAAGCTCGCAGACGCGAACGGCAACGCGATTTATCTGCCGCCAGGTGGTCTATCTGACACCCCATTCTCGCGGCTGTACAATCGCCCAGTCATCGTGTCCGAGTACTGTGCAACGCTCGGGACCGTCGGGGATATTCAACTTGTGGATCTCAGCCAGTACTTCTTGATTGATAAGGGCAGCGTCCGGGGCGATTCTTCAATGTCGGTTCGCTTCCTTTATGACGAAAGAGCCTTCAGATGGCTCTATCGCTGCGATGGTCAACCTAGCTGGAACTCGGCATTAACCCCGCTTAATGGAAGCAACACATTAAGCCCATTCGTGAATCTGGCGACAAGGAGCTAGAAAATTATGGCAGCTCAAGGATTTAGCATTGGCGAGGGGCAAGGCCATTACGTTCTAGGCGTAGCTCCTGTTGACATCGATGCTGGGGCGCAGACATCTGATGCGTTCAAGCTCTCGAATTACTCTCACGCCACAATCATTATCAGCCTTGGCGTGACGGGAGCAGCTAGTACGGTGACGGTGAAGGAGAACACCGATGCCTCTGGTAGCGGTGCGACTGCTATCGCCTTCTCGTATTACGGAGAGGCCACTGCTGGCGGAGATACGACGGGAGCGAGAACATCCGCGACCTCGAGTGGATTTGCTACGGCGACGACGGATGGGATCTTCTACATAATCGAGATAAACGCAGAAGACCTCTCGGATGGTTATGAGTGGGTGACTGTTCATCTCAGCGATCCCGGCTCGGCGACGTTTGCCAGCGTTGGCGTAATTCTCTCGGGAGCACGCTATGCAGAGGTCGAGGCACCGACAGCCATAGCATAGAGAAGCAATGCACTCGTTGGTATGTGGCGAGTGTGCAATGCTTGACAGGGGGGCTTAACGCGCCCCTGTCAAGTGTTGGTTCATCTCAGGAGACATTGTATGGGGATAGCAATACGGCGGCTCGACGGGCCGCTCAAGGGTCAGGTGTACGTGGAACGGGACGATCTGGCAGAGGCCTTGCTATCGACCGGGCAAGCTGAGCGAGCGGCGTTTGGCGAGCACAACGTGTCGTCGCCTGCCGCGCCAGAGACGCCAGAGAAGTCGAAGCCTATTGGCAGGCTGACTCGAGCAGAACTCGAAGCCGAAGCCAAGAGGCGGGGCGTTGCCGTCAGCGGCAGCGGAAAGGGCGGTGCTATCCTCAAGCGCGACTTCATCGATGCGTTGACCTAATGCACCGACAGACGCCGTGGAACAGAGTGGTCACGACTACTGCGGCAGTCACCGAGCCCGTCAGCCTTGACCGTGTGAAGCGCAGCCTAGGCCTTGATAACGTGCGCGACTTCGATACCACGTTGCAGGAGCTCATCAAGAGCGCAACGAACGCCGTGTCGAACGACCTCGGCAGGGCGTTGACGACTACGGTCTACACCCTGCACCTTGACCGCTGGCCGGGGCGCGAGATCCAGCTTCCCTATCCGCCGCTCATATCTGTGGACTCTGTGAAGTATTACGGCGACACGACAGAGACGTTGGATACGTTCAGCAGTGGAAGTTATACGGTCAGCACTGGTGGCGATCCGGGCGTAATATGGTTGAACGAGGACGCTGATTGGCCGGACCTAATGGACCGTCCCAGCCCCATCGAAATCCAGTTCCAGGCGGGCTATGGAGCAGACACGGACGACGTGCCGGCAGCGATACAAGCTGCGGTCACGATGACCGCTGCGTACTTCTTTGACCAGCCTCTGCCGGTCATCACCGGCACCATAGCGACTGAGCTTCCGCTGGGCGTGAGCAGGCTAATCGACTCTGAGCGGTTCCAGAGGTACTAGGGGATGGCTAAACGCAAAAGCCGCCGCCGCACGAAACTAACCTTTCAGCGCGACACCCGCTCCAAGGGTACGGACGGATTCGAAACCTCTGACTGGACCCTGAAGGGTGAACGATTTGGGTCGGTGGAAGTTTTAGGTGGCCGGGAGGGTTGGGCGGCTCAAGCCGTCCTGGGTACACAGCCGCTGCGTATCAGAATTCACTATGACTCAGTCATCGCAGAATGCGAGCCTGACAGGTGGCGCATACTCAACGGCACGACCGTATATGAAATTGAGTCGATGTCCAATCCGGGCCTCGAGAACAAGTGGTTGGACTTCACCTGCGTTACCGGAACGGCGGTGCTGAGTTAATGATAAGTCTACTTAAAAGTGGCGCGGTTAAACTGACGGGCGACCGGGCGTTATTGCGTAAACTGAAAGCACTGGGAAGCACGCATGATTCTGATATAGTGGCCGCTATAACCAAAGGTGCCAAAATCATCGAGGCTGAAGCTAAGTCCAGGGCACCAAAGGGAAAGACGGGCACCTTGAAAGAGTCTATATCAAGCGGTCAGGACAAGAAGGCCGCAAAGCCTACTGTCTTGGTGTCGTGGAGGAGAGGTGGTCCAAGTCGTACAGACGGGTTCTACGGATTGTTTCTGGAACGTGGCACGAAGCCCAGGGTTAGAACCAAGTACGCAAAAAAGAAAATGAGGAAACCTGCTTACACTGGCAGGGTGAAAGCCAAGCCGTTTCTAGAGCCGGCTTACGATCAAACGAAAGACCAGGCGCAAAGGGTGATTACGGCGGAGCTTAAAAAGCTGATTGAGAAAACAGCTAAGACTAGATAATGGCCAATCAAATAGAAGACGTAATTTATTCCCGACTACAGGCGACAAGTGCGGTCACCGACTTGGTGAGTACACGTTGCTATCCTATACGCCGACCGGCAGACGCTTCGTTGCCGTTGGTGGTATTTGAACGTCTGTCTGAGGTCACCCCGCTGGCTATGGTTAGCGACCCCGGTAATGTTAAATCAAGATTCCGATTCGACTGCCAAGCTGACACACCGGAGAACGCTCGTACACTGGGCGCGGCTGTTAAATCCGCCATCGCCTACTTCGCCGACTCCACCACCACCCCGGTCGTGGAGGGCGCGTGGCCTGACGGGGCGTTTGAAGATTTTATTCCACAAGCGGACCTGTACACTTGCAGCAAAGACTTTCAAGTGGCTTACAGAGAATAAGTTATGGCAACTCGTGTTCAAACTGACTCCTCTCTTTTCTTCGGAGGTTACGACATAAGCGGTGTCTTTAACGCCATTTCCCTCACGGTTGGGGGTGGTGGTCAAGACGACACCGTGTTTGGTGATGAGACGGTAAGCAATGCGGCTGGTCTTTCGGCGCTGGCCTTCGAGGGAGAGGGGTACTGGTCGTCCACTGAAGATGCTGTAATTGAAGCGAGTCTGGGCATCGACTCCTCCAGTACGATTCTGACCGTGGCACCAGTAAATAGCACGAAGGGCCAGCCCACCTACTTCGCTCCGTTACAGGAAGCCGAGTACAACCCATACAACACGGGCACGGTTGGCGAGATGTTGGCCTTTAGGGTAAGCGGTACGGGCCGAGGAACGCCTGTTAGCGGCGACATATACGTTGCACCGGGCACAAACCGCACCACATCGGGAACAAGCACTCCGCCCGTACAGCAGGGTTCGGTGAGTGCTACGCAGAAGGTTTATAGTTCACTGCACGTTCTGAGCGCATCGGGTACGTTAGACGTGACTGTAAAGAGTGATGAATCGGGATTTTCTTCACCCACTACCCGCATCACTCATGAGGAGTTCACTTCTATAGGAGCGGAAATCAAAAGCGCCGACGGTCCTATTGCGGATGATTACTGGCGTGTAGATTTCACAATCAGTGCAGGTGGTTCGTTCGACTTTATCGTTTCATTGGGAATTACTTAGGAGGAAACTGTGGCTACCCTAGTTCTCTATAATGCTTATCTCTCGGTCGGTGGGGTGGATCTTTCAGATCACGTTCAATCGCTGGTCTTGAATACAGGACAAACGATCCAAGATGCAACAAAAATGGGCGACTCAACCGTCACAAATACTGCCGGTCTTGCAACGTGGTCCTTGGACGTAACCTTTCTTCAAGATTACGCAGCGTCGAAGGTAGACGCGACACTGGAACCGTTGTTGGGGATAGGCGTTAGTCCGACGACAATTATCGTCAACCCGGCGGGATCTACCACAGCAACAGCGAACCCGAAGTACAGCGGCTCCGCAATTCTTGAATCTTATAACCCGATAGGGGGCGCGGTGGGCGATAATGCAGTAGCCAGCGCCACGTTCCAGTCGGCTGGTGACTTAACACGCGCAACTTCATAGTGTTTTTCTTAACCCCTCTCCCCAAGCAGGTGAATGATGACCAGACCATTAACGAGAGACGCTATTCTCTCAGCCGATGATTTACAGACCGAATCGGTGGACTGCCCAGAGTGGCAAGGTACAGTAACAATCCGTGAGTTAAACGGATCGGAACGTGATAGTTTTGAAGAAGGTTCTTTAGACAAAAGACGCAATCTGTCTATGGCCAACATTAGGGCACGACTGGTAGCCATGTCCGCGATTGGCGAAGACGGAGAACGACTATTTACTAAGGCCGACGCCGAGGCGTTGGGAAAGAAATCTGCCGCAGCCCTGAACCGTTGTTTTGAGGTTAGTTGTTCACTGTCGGGAATTACTTCTGACGATGTCGACGAACTTGAAAAAAACTCAGAAGGGAATCCAGTCGCCGTGCTTGGTTCGAACTAGCCGAGATGATGGGTTCCCCGGTCGCAGAGTTACAACGCCGAATGACATCCAGCGAGTTTGCCGAGTGGTTGGCACTATGGCGTATCAAGGCCCAGGAAAGACAAGAACAAGAAATGATCGAACGGGTTGAGGCCCGACAGTCGGCACGGACTAGATAATGGCCACCTTCTCAAAGCTGAACGTCGCACTTACGGCAACCACCGCCACGTTCGACCGGGCGATGGCCTTCTCCGCCCTAAAGGTTAAGAACCTAAGACGCACAATTTCCCGCATGGGTGCGTCGTTAAAAACTTTTGCCAGGGGCCTAAGGAACGTAGCCCTCGCCGCAGCAGGTATTGGTTTCGCAGCGAAGAAGATGTTCGACTGGGGATCTGCTGTGGAGGAAACGGCTAGCAAGTTCAATGTCGTTTTTGCCCAAGCAACGGGCGAGGTAAGTGAGTTTCTAGATACTTTTGCGCGGAAAGCCGGTTTATCAAATCAAGAGGCACAGAACCTAGTCGCGACAACCGGCGCTATCGTTCAGGGCATGGGCTTCGGAGTAGAGGCCTCTGGCAAGATGGCCGTAGCGGTAACTGAGCTTGCTGGCGATTTGAGTTCCTTCAACAACTTGCCGACGGAGGAAGTGCTTAACGCAATACAGAGCGCGTTGGTTGGGGAACGAGAGCAACTCAAACGCCTGGGAGTGGTCATATTAGAAACAGACGTACAGAAACGAGCGATGGCGGAAACGGGGAAAACACTGGCAAAGAGTTTAACTCAGGTCGAAAAAGCGACTGCGACCCTGGCTCTTATTAGTGAGCGGGCAGGGGTGGCGGTTGGTGACCTGGATCGCACAATGGGAAGTGCGGCCAACGTGGCAAAACGTGTTCGGGCCGACATGATAAATCTACGGGACGCCATAGCGGTGGCCGTGTTGCCGGCCCTGGCAGATATGATTGGTTCGTTAGACGAAAACCAAGAATCGTTCAAAAGAATGGAGAACGCCATTCTGGACAGCAGTGGTTTGATTATTAGTTGGGCGAACCTAGTGCAAGAAATGTTCGGCGCAGCAGCGTCAACGATTAAGGAAGTGGCGTTTCAGTTTGTTAATTTATTCAAGTTTATGAAGCTAGCGTTCGAGATGTTGGTGTTGGCACAGAATAGATTCGTCGGCGCAGCGATGGAAAGGTTACCGGACCTTATTACGCTGTGGGATGAACTTAACGACTCGTCCGCTCGTTTGCGTGGAGAGTTTGGCGACATCGGCAGGGCGATTGCGGAAATATACCGGGGCGGAGCCGAGAACGTTCGGCTTGCGATGCAAAACTTTGAACGATTCGGGAACACGGTCACAAGCACCAACGATGCCGTCACTGATTCTGTAGT